GAAGCCCTGGCGCAAATGGCATCCAGCGGGCGCGTGGCATCGCAGAGCCTGGAATACTTCAGCGAAGTCGCCATCAAGTTCGAGCGCACCACCGGCACGGCCATTTCCGAAACCGTCAAGCGCTTTGCAGAACTCGGCGCATCGCCGGTTGACGCCTCGCGCAAGCTGAACGAGGAAACCAACTACCTCACAGCGTCAATCTACGAACAGATCAAGGCCCTGAAAGACCAAGGGCGCGAAGCAGACGCCGCAGCCCTGGCACAAAACACCTACGCGGACGCACTCAACAACCGCAGCGCACAGATCACCCAGAACCTCGGAGCCATCGAGGGCGCGTGGAAAGCCATCAAGGACGCAGCCAAGAGCGGATGGGATGCCATGCTGAACGTCGGGCGCGCCGACTCGCTGGGCACGCAAATTGACAACATGCGCGCAAAGATCGCGCAGGCCAAAGGGCAGGACAAGAACCGCCCATTCAGCATGCCATGGGATACGTCTCTGGCAGATTTGGAGAAGCAGCTTTCCTTCCTGACTGAGCAGGAGCGCGTGATTCGTCGCGGAGCAGAAGCACAAGCCCAGCGCACGCAGGCAGAGAAAGAGGCCATTGCGGCTACGGATGCATTGCAAAAGACGCAGGCCAGCGGGTTGACGAACCAGCAGAAGATGAACAAGGCGCTGGAAGAATACGCCCGCCACATCGAGAAGCTGAAGGCCACAAACCCGGCTTCTGTTCTGCTGTCGCCGGACGCCATCGCACGCGGCGAAAAGGCCATTCGGGATCAGTTCTCGGACAAGGGCAAAGGATCGGCTGGCATCAAGGCTGTGAACAAAGACCTTGCGGATCAGCAGCGCATCTTTGCAGAGCTTGCTGGGGTGTCCAGCACCTACTACAAAGAGTTAGCAGCAGCACAAGAGCAGCGCGCAAAGGGCAACGTCAGCGAAGCGCAGTACGTCGCCTACGTCAACGATCTTGTCCAAAAGCAGCCATTCGCCGTGGCGCTGGCAAAGGAAGAAGCCAAAGCGCAGCAAACCCTCTCCAAAGCCAACCTAGACGCCGCTGCATCCCGCGAAAAGTACATCACATCGCTGTCCACCGGCCTCGACAAAATCCAAGCCGATATTGCCGCGCAGATCGAATCCACCGAGCGCATGGGCCTGAGCAAAGAGGCCATTGCTGAATTGGACGCTGCCAAGCTGGAAATGCTGGCGACGGATCTGGAATTGCAGGCCGTCAAAGCGATGGACCGCAACCTCGACCAGCAGACCTACGACGCCTTGAAGCAACAGGCGCAGGCGTACCGCGAGCTGGGCATTGCCAAGAAGGGCGGCGCAGCGAAAGAGGCAGCGCTTGACCTGGAAAAGGCCAATGCCGAAGCAGCAAAGAAGGCGCAGGAGGACTGGGAGCGGGCATCGGAGCAGATCAACAGCACCCTCACAGACGCCCTGATGCGCGGCTTCGAGTCCGGGAAAGACTTCGCCAAGAACCTGCGCGACACGGTCGTTAACATGTTCAAAACGATGGTGCTGCGGCCTGTTATCAGCGCAGTTCTAAGCCCCGTCAGTATGGCCTTGAGCGGGCTTACCGGTGCCGGAAGTGCTGCAGCGAGTCAGGCTGGAGGCTCTGCTTTGGGAAGCGCCGGAGGGTCTCTGATGGGGTCCGCTTTGGGCGGCATCGGAGCATTCGGCACAGGCGCAAGCTACGGCGCCGCCAGCCTGTTTGCGAATGGCCTGACGGGCACGCTGGCCGCAGGCGGGCAGATGATCGGCGCCGGGTCGGTCATGTCGGGCCTGGGAACGATCTCCGGGGCACTCGGCCCCATTGCCATCGGCATTGCGCTGATTGCAAGCCTCATCAAGAAATCCACCCCCCACATGGGCGCCGCATCTACCTACAGCGAAGCGGGCGGGCTGGTGTCAAATGCGGACATTTACCGCGATTCGGGCCTGGCCGACGTGCGCACCTACAACGCGGGCGTGGAACAGGTGACGGGCAACGTCGCCAAAGCCATCGGCGACACGCTGAACGCCACTGCCAAAAGCTTCGGCAAGACGGCTGGATACGAAATCACCACCGCCTTTGCTGACGACACCAGCAAAGACGGCGCATGGGGTTCGCTCATCATCAAGCAGATGGGCGAAGCGGTGATTGATTGGCGCGGCACCCAGACCAGCAAGTGGGCGCCCAAGGAATTCGCTGACGGCGAACAGGGCGGCAAGGAATACCTGGCCGCCGTTGCCAAGAGCGCCCGTGATGCGCTCGTTACCGCGATTGGCGATGTTGATTGGGCCACCGGCATGCTGCGGGCCCTGGGCGAAGCCCCCACGCTCGAAGGCCTGGCCGGGGTGGTCGAGAAGATCAACGCAGCCAAAGCGGCCTTCGTCGGCTTCGGCCAATACATGCCCGTCTTCGCTGCGCAGTCTGACGCTGCCGTGTCCGCGCTGGTCAAGGCATCGGGCGGTGTGGATGCTCTGGCGGGCAACATGGCCGTGTTCGTGGACGGCTTTTACACCGACGCGGAAAAGCTCGCAATCAACACCGAAAACGTGCGCACCGCCATCGAGGCGCTGGGCCTTGAAATGCCCACCACCCGCGCCGAATACAAAGCGATGGTGCAGGCCCAGATCGCCCTGGGCGACGCGGGGGCAACGACCACGGCAGGGCTGCTGGCCGTCTCGGGGGCCTTTGCAGCGGTCGTACCGGCTGTGGACGCCATCAGCGAAGCTATGCGCCGTCTGCAGTCAGAAACCAGCAGTTTGGAGGTGGACCTACTGCGCGCCCAGGGCGACACCACGGGTGCCGATGCAGCCCAGCGGGCAATCGACACCGAAGGCCTCACCGCAGCAGAGATTGCGGTGTACGACTACAACCAAGCGTTGCGTGCGCAAATTGAAGCACTGGGCCAGGCCTCGGCCGCATCCGTGGCTGCAGAGTCTGAGCGGGCCGGCCTGCTCGATCGCTGGGACGCCGCTGTGGACGACTCTGTGCGCCTGCGCGACCGCGAGCGCAACGCCATCGCACAGGCCAACCTCGCGCTGTGGGACCAGGTGACAGCAATGGAAGCCTTGAAAGAGGCAACCCAAGCCAATGCAGCAGGTAAAGACACGTTTGACAAAACGTACACCACGACGCAGGAGCAGCGCGATGCCCTGCAAACGGTCATCAATGACACGTTTTCCATGCTCAAGATCGAGGCCCCAGAGTCCGTCGATTCGTACAAGGCGCTCGAATCCTACTTTGGTAATTTGGCAAAACAGGCCAAGTTTGCTTTTGAGGCACTGGGCTCCAGTCGCGGAACCGCCATCAGCCTGATCAACACCGGCAAAGCGGTGGACGAAAAGGGCGTGCTGCAGGACTACGCCTACTGGGACAAGCGCATCACCGAGATGACCGGCGTTACTGCACGCCCCACATCGGTTGAAGGATTCGACGCGCTGGTTACCCAGCTGGGCCAGACCGCGAATGATGCGGCGGGCGACTACACAGCCTTGCTCAAGGCCAGCGAAGCCTATGCCGCGCTTAACAAAATCGCAGACGGCGTGCCAGAGTCTGTGGGCAATGCTGCTGACGCCATCGGCAACCTGAGCAATGCACTTGCCCAGCAAACAGCCGACATGCTGGACCGCATTTTTGAGCTCGAAAACGCGGGCAACACCAGCGCGCTGCAGGGTCGCGAACTGGGCAAGCTCGACCCCACGCTGCGCCCGCTGCAAGAACGCATCTGGGCGCTGGAGCGCGAAGCTGTGGTGATGGGCGAGCAAAAGTCCATCCTCGACCAGATCAACCAGCTCACGATGACCAGCGAGCAGCTGCGCAAGCTGGAGCGCAACGCGCTGGACGAAAGCAACCGCGCGCTGTTTGATCGCCTGACGGGCCTGCAAGCCGCCGCAGCAGTGGAGCGGGAGCGCGCAGGCCTGCAAGACGAGCTCAACCGCATCGTGATGTCAGAGGACCGGCTGCTGGCCCTGCGCCGCGAGACTTTGAACGAGAGCAACCGGGCACTTTTCGACCAGATCCAGGTGGCGACGAAAGAAAAAGCCCTCGAAGCAGAACGCGCCGGACTTCAAGACCGCATCAACGGGCTCACGCTGGGCACGGCCGCATTGCGCGACCTCGAAGTGTCGAAACTCGACGCCAGCAACGGCGCGTTGCTGCGCCGCATCTTTGCCCTCGAAGACGAAAAGCGCGTTGCCGATGAACGCGCCGGGCTGCAAGAACAGATCAACCAGCTCACGCTCAGCACGGTGGAGTTGCGCGCGCTGGAGATTGCCAAACTCGACGCCAGCAACCGCCCGATGCAGGAACGCATCTGGCTGCTCGAAGAAGAAAAGCGCGTGGCCGAAGAGCGCAACAACCTGATGACCAGCCTGTACCAGGCCGTGGGCAACACCGGTGCGCTGCGAGCCGATCAGCTTAAGCAACTCGACCCTGCCAACCGCGCGCTGCAAGAGCAGGTGTGGCAGATCGAGGACGCAAAAACAGCGCTGGAGAAGGCATTGCAGGCAGAGCGCACCAGCGCCCAAGCTGCGCAGCAGGCCGCACAAGAACGCGTCAGCACGCTGAAGAGCATCTTCGACACGCTCAAGTCTAATGTGGACAGCCTGTACGACTCGGTTGAAGCGACGAAGGCATGGGGCGCAGCGCAGGCCAATGCGTTTATCGACAACGCATTGGGCAATGCACGCGCAACAGGCTACATGCCCGAAGCGGATGACCTGGCAGACGCCATCTCAGGCGCCCGTGGTGGGTTGGACAAAGAGTACGCCACCGAGTTTGAAAAGCAGCGCGACACCTTGGTGCTCGCTGGCAAGCTGGCAGAACTGCAGGGTATCAGCGGCGAACAATTGTCGGCTGCCGAGCGGCAACTGAAGGCATCGGAAGCACAGGTAGAAGCCCTTGACGGAATGCAGGCGCAGGGCAAGGCGCTGCTGGAGAGCCTGAGCGGGAACACGGCTGCAACCCTGAGCATTGCCGACGCCATTGCGAACCTGAGTGCTGCGATCACCGGGGTTGACCCTGGCGCTGCGGGTGGCGTCCTAGATGGCGCATCGGCTTACACCGGATCGCCCGAAGAAGACGAAGCCCGCGGCGTGTTCGGCGGGGTGCGACCCAGCATCATCAATGCAGCCGTGGCGGGCGCCGGAATCGACCCGGCTGCGCAGGCATTGGCCGCGCTGAAAGCTGCTTACGGCGGAGGGATGGATGCACGCCTATATGACAAGTACGTCTCTGGCGCGGGGTTTGAAAACACCCTCGTTGACGTGCCGGGGTATGCCGATTGGCTGCTGGAGACCGGAAAGGTGGATGAAGACTGGCTGCGCCGTGCGGGCATCCCCGGCTTTGCCGTGGGCACCAACTACGTGCCACGCGACATGCTGGCGCAAATCCACGAGGGCGAAGCCATCGTTCCCAAAGCCTACAACCCGGCAGCGGGCGGCGGCACGCAAAGCAACGCCCGGCTTGAGGCGCTGATCGAGGGCCTGACCAGCCGCGTCCAGGCCCTGCAATCCGAACTTGTGGCGATCAAAACCAATACCAGCAGCATGGCAGAAAACCTTGATGAAGTGACCGAAGGCGGCAACGCCATGCGCTCGCGGGCCGTAGGAGTGACCGCATGACCACAGCACGCATCCTCGTGCCCATCAGCGTGACGGCTGCGATGCTGTCCGCAGGCACCAGCATTGCCGAACCCGACACCACACGCGGCGAAGCGGTATGGGCGTCGGGCACCGCCTACACCGTAGGCCAGCGCGTCACCCACAGCGGCAGCGTTTGGGAGGCTGTGGCAAGCAGTACCGGCGTGACACCCGGCACAGACGGCAAGAAGTGGCTTCGCTTCGGCCCGACAAACCGCATGGCTGCGTTTGACGACTACACCACAACGCGCAGCGTCGGCACCACGTCCATCACTTTCGTGATGCGTCCCGGCTTTATCAACGGATTAAGACTCGATGGACTCGAAGGCATCCAACTTGTCGCAACGCTCAAAGATGCCCCCGGTGGCACAGTGATATGGACTGAATCTGTGGAACTTTTTGAACAAGCACTTGGTTTGTATGAGCTGCTTTTCTCGCCACTGATAGCGCTCAAGGCGGTGTCATTTGACAACCTGCCCCTGTCGCCAGACCCGGAATTGACGATCACGATTACAGCAGCCAGTGGCGCAGCCGTGGGCGTCGGCTCGATCATGCTAGGCGACTGGCGCCCCCTGATAGGCGACGGCAGTTTCGGCGGTGCGCAGTACGGCGCTCGTATGGTGCGTAAGAGCTACACCTACTGGGACGAAAAAGACGATGGCACCTACAGCCTGATCCGTCGCCCGTCAAAACGCGATGTGTCTTGCAGCGTGGCGATAGATGCAAATCAAGCCATGTACGCAGATGCGCTACTTGAAGAAATCACCGACCGACTGGTGGCTTTTGAGGCGTCTGACCTGCCCAGGTACGGCTACCTGAACACCACCGGTTTTGTGTCTGGCGACATCACGGCTGACAACTTTTCAGTAACCACTCTCGACCTCAATATAAAAGGGAGCATCTAATTTATGGCAACCACACCCGTCCCACCATTTGCGGCACCTCCGGACTTCCCGGCTCTGTCAGACCGAGCCACTGGCACATACAACTCCAAAGCATACGCATGGGCAGAGGCCATGCAGGACACAACCGGCCCCAACATTCATGCCATTGCAGTCACGGCAAAAGCCAATGCTGATGATGGTGCCTTGAGTGCTATCGCTGCCGCTGCTCAGGTGCCGCTTGCTGCGGCACAAGTGGCGCTGGCAACAACCCAAGCCCAGCTCGCCGCAGATGCAGCGAATGCAGCTGCGGCGACTGCAGGCGCTACACAATGGGTCAGCGGTACGGTTTACACCGCAGGCTACTGTGTTTGGTCGCCATTCGACCAGCAGGTGTACCGACGCAAAACCGCTGGAGCAGGGACGATAGACCCCAGCGCAGACGCTGCTAACTGGACGTTTGTTAGCGTAAAGCCCACCATCCCGCGCTCCACCCGCACCAGCAACACCATGATCGGTGCTGCCGACAACAGCACGTTGATTGACATCACTAGTGGTACTTTTACACAGACGTTCGATGCTGCTGCCACGCTGGGGGGCGGGTGGTTTTGCTATGTCAAGAATAGCGGCACGGGCGATATCACGCTCGATCCAGATGCCGCAGAGCAGATCGATGGGCTGGCCAGCTATGTGATGTATCCCAACGAGGTGCGACTGGTGCAGTGCGATGGGGTGGCGCTGCGGAGCGTGGTGCTGAATAGCTTTTACAGAGCATTTACTGCCTCTGGATCATTCGCCAGGCCACCCGGGTACAGGGCGTTTGGCTGCGACATCATCTCAGGAGGCAGCGGCGGAGGTGCCGAACGCGGCGGTGGGGGCGGAGGCAGGTATTTGGGTTTCGTGCCCAGCTCCGTCCTCGCGCCCACGGGGACTGTGACTGTCGGATCTGGGGGAACAGGTAGTACAACAAACACTATTAATCCGGGAGGCGCCAGTAGTTTTGCGGGGGTCATTGTGGCCGGGGCTAGCCAAAAACACAGCCCAGGTTACGCCGGGGCGGGCGGGAGTGTTGGGGATGTCAGCGTTAGCACTTCAGTGCTAGCGGGTGGCCTTTTGGGCGGCTTCGGAAACAACAGTGTTGGGGAGGGGGGGAGTGCTGAATATGGTGGAGGGGGTGGTGCCATAGGTTATGACGGAGGTAGTTCACTCTTCGGCGGTGGTGGCGGAGGTGGCGCATCTGCACCCAACTACGGCATCGGAGGTAAATCCGGTACCAATGCTGGGGGTACGAAAAACCCATCAGGCAATGGCGGCAATGGCGCAGCTGCACCGGACTCGCGTTTCTCAGGCGGCGGCGGCGGTGGCGGCTCCAATTTTGGGGGTAACGGTGGGCTACCTGGTGGCGCGGGAGGTGGCGGCGACGTAAAGGGTGGCGCTGGCGCTCGCGGTGAAATTCGCATCTGGGGGATCATCTAATGGCACGCTTTGCAATCATCGACGCAGGGCGCGTCATCAATCACGCTGAAGCCGATTCGGACTTCGCAGCATCACAGGGCTGGATTCCAGCCGGTGAATCGCGCATGGGGGACTTGTGGGATGGTGGGGTGTTCACGCCTGCACCGCCGGAGCCACTACCAGAGCGCCAAACCGCCGCATGGGAGCGCATCAAGCAAGAGCGCGACCGGCGCAAATACATGGGCGTCAAGGTAGGCGCCCACTGGTTCCACAGTGACGACCCTTCACGCATTCAGCAAATCGCTCTGGCGATGATGGGTAACGCCATCCCGGCTGGCCTGATGTGGAAGACGCTCACGACAACACCTCCGCCTGTGTTTGTCGAAATGACGCCTGCACTTGCGCAGGGTATCTTCCAAGCAACCGCTGCAAGCGATGCAGCCATCTTTGCTACAGCCGAAGCGCACCGGGTTGCAATGGAAGCCAGCGCAACGCCGGAGAGCTACGACTGCACTACCGGCTGGCCCGCGTCGATTGAGGATGAAGCATGAGATTCTGGAAACTACTCAAAGCCTACGGTGAGCAAGTGTTTATCGCGCTTGATCAGCTTGCCAATGCGCTGATTCCGCCACTTGAGGGCACGGTGAGCTATGCAGACGAAACCCTGTCTGCCCGCTGCTACCGGGCGCACAGAGACGGAAAACGATTCGGCTTGTGGTTCATGCCGCCCATCGACTGGTTCTTCGGACTGTGGCAAGGGCCCGGTCACTGCAAGAACGCCTACATCAAGGAGTTTGCGCGAAAGAACTACCCCGAGGAGTATCGGGCAGGTGTGCCGATTTTCGAGCCACGGAGGGCGAAGTCATGACAGAACAAATAACAAACCGCAGAGCGGAGGACAAAAACGTGCAGGTTCTCGCAACGAAAATCGAGGGCCTTGCCCAGGACATGAACGAAATGAAGCACGGCATCGTCAAAATGGCCGATGCCCTGACAAAACTCGCTATCGTCGAGGAGCGTCAAACGCAGACCATCCTGGCCCAGGAGCGGGCGTTCAAGGCCCTAGAGCGTGTTGAAGAGCGCCAGCGCACGCACGAACTGCTGTGTCGGGACCAAGACAAAGAAGTGCGCCAGCTCATTGCCGACAGCAACGAACGGCTATCGACCCGCGTGGCAGAGCTGGAGAAGTCCGAGCCGATGCAGGAGCAGACAAGCACCTGGGTGAAGACGGCCGTGTGGGGGGCTGCGGGGCTGCTTGCCTTGTTTGTCGCGAAGCAGTTGGGGCTGGTGTGAACAAGCAGCGCACCGCCATCGGCGCCCTGGTGCTCTCTGCGGCTGGCCTGATCGGGCTGGTGTCGCACGAAGGCTACCGGGACCGGGCCTATGTACCCATCCCCGGTGACCGGCCCACCGTGGGGTTCGGCAGTACGTTCAACCCGGATGGCTCGCCCGTCAAGATGGGTGACACCGTGACGCCACAGAAGGCCCTGCGCATGACGCTGGCGCATGTGGGCAAGGACGAGCTGAACCTCAAGCGGTGCGTGACGGGCGAACTGAGCCAATCGGAATATGACTTGCTGGTGGACTTTGCCTATAACTACGGGTCCGTCGCCGCGTGCAAGTCCAGCATGGTGCGCCACATCAATGCGGGCAACTACACCGCCGCGTGCCAAGCCTACGGGCAATACCGCTTTGCAGCGGGGCGCGATTGTTCGGACCCCGCCAGCCGCTGCCGTGGCGTGTGGCTGCGCTCTCAGGAGCGCGTGACAAAGTGCATGGAGGCCCAATGACCGCACTGTTCGCCCTGATCCCCCGCTGGGTCTATGCCGCCCTTATTGCCATGCTGGCTGCAACGTCCTGCAAGTTCAAGTGGGACAAAGACGGCCTGGCGCTGGAAGTCGAAAAGCACAAAGTCGCAGCTGCCAAGCTCGAAGCCACCCAGCAAGCCGCACTTGCCCGGGCCACGGCAAAGGCCCGCGACACAGAACAGGCCCTTGTCGCCAAGGTCGAAACAATTCAGGAAGAATCCCATGCGCAAATCACTGCTCTTGCTGCTCAGCGTGACGATCTTCGCCGCAGGCTGCGCGCAGCAGCCACGGCAACCGTCACCGCCCGTAGCCTGTCCGGCCCCGCCAGCGTTGCCGCCATTGCAGCGCCTGCCGCAGGAGGTGACCGGCCCGAATTTTCTTACGAACTTGGAGACCGTCTTATTTCCGAGGCAGAGCGCGGAGAAAAAATAAGGATTTCCCTTTTGGCCTGCTACAAGCAGTATGAAGCTGCCCGCGAAGCCCTGAAGTGACCCAGCGGCGCTAACCCCAACACCACGCGGCTCATGGCAGCAGTCCTGCCCATGGGCTTGGCCGCGCCACTGGCTGAGTCCGTTCAAGCAGGGTGCGTGGCCGCGATGGCCTGCGCTGCGGCTTTCTCTCGCGGTACTCCCGAGACAATTCCAGGTATCGCTCGCTGCTGCCGCTGTACGTCGCTTTGTAGCTACCGTCATAGCTGACCTCCAGCCGCTCATCCAGCGCGGCGCGGCGCAGCAGCTTGGATGCGTCGGCTTCTTTGATGCGGTAGCGCTCTGCGAATTCGAGGACGGTCAGGCGCATGGCTTGCCCTCCAGCCGCGCACGCAGCGCCTCAAACGCCTTGCGTGAGTCTTCCGGCCAATCCTCCCAGTCATGCCGATCCAACTTGATGGCAGCGACGAAATTGCGGATCAGCGCCTCGTCCTGCTTGCGGACTTCGGCTTCGACGGCTCGGCACACACGAACTACCCACACCCCTACATCGTGGCCTTCTGGAACTGAATCAATGGCGCGCTTCAGAGCCTGCTTACTCAGCGCCATGCTGGCCTCCTTTTGTAGCCTGTTCCTTGATGTAGTCCGCTAGCACCAATTTCGCGTAATTGGCAGGAACTTCGTACTCAAAAGAGATGCGACATGTGATTCGATCAGTGCCTTTGGCAGAAAGAATGACGCCTGCTGTATTCTGGTCTTGCTTTAGGGTTTGAAGAATGGCTTCCTCATATGTATGCTTGTAGAACTCAATCATGCCTAGCCTCCTTTGATGCCGTGGGCGGCTTCTACTTGGTACACCAGATGCAGTGGGTCGTTGCCGTATTTCGACACAAGCGCCTTTGCTTGCGCATGTGTCAGCGGCTCCACCTCCACAGGGGCGAGAGTGCCCCACTTGGCAAGGACTGCGCGGGCGAAGCTAATCGGAAGGATGTATCCTCCCCGCCCCGGTTCTCCTGTTCGAGTTTCGTCAGCTAGAGCAATGATTTCCGCATCTGTCGGCGCAAGTTGGGTGTCAGTTATCATGGCTCTTGCCCTTGTATTCAGTAAGCAGTCGCGCAACGGCAGCACGGAACTCTGCAAGTGTTTTCGGCAGTGGCACTTCATCAATCGTGCACAGCGCCCACCGATCAAAGTCGGCATACGCATCACCGCGCTCTAGCGTCCCATCGCAGTTGACGCGCCAGTAGTGACCCTTGCCCTTGAGATAGAACCATTGCCAGTGGCGTTGGCCGAGCTTTTTGCCGTGGATTTTCAAGCCTTGGTCTGCGCACCAGTGGCGCCATTGCTTTGGCAGCTTCACTTCATTTACCATGGCTCTTGCCCTCCTGTGCTGCACGGGCTGCGTCGATCTTGGCGTCCCACAGCGTGTTGAGCTGCAGACGGATGAATGGCTCCAGATCAGTGTCGCGCCATTCGCCATCACGCAGGAATTGATAACGCGCTGCATCCTCCAGCACGCTGTCTGCCGCCTGTGCCGATGGGGGCGGGCTGCAACCACGCTTCTGCTGTAGCGTCCCACTCAAAACCAAGCTCCCTAAGTCTTGTTGCTGCGCTATAAGCAACCAAACGGTTGGCTGGGGACATGGGCGCTGGTGCTGGCTGCTGGGGAGCCATCTCGCTGGGATCAATGGGGATGGTCGTACCGTCTGGCTGTTCTTCGTGGTGCGCTTGCTGTAATGCTGGCTGCGTTGAACTTGTGAACGTCATGAGATCGGCCGGAACCGCTGCCTGCGCTACGTGTGAAGGCTGGGGCGCTGGCTGGCCCCACTTTGCCAAGACTGCGCGGGCGAAGTCGAGCAGAGCAGCAGGGCTGTCGTCCAGGGTGAAACCAGTCTCTTGTGCGTACAGGTCTTTGATTTCCGCATCTGTCGGTTTATTCATGGCTCTTGCCCTCCTTCAGTCGGCATTCAAATACTTTATCGCCTACATAAAAGGCGTTCAGTTTCTGGCATTCCGTAGCCACTGTTTCGTGGGCGGTGACCCAGCCGAACAGCACGAACATGCATGCCGCGAACACGATGAACATGAAGCCTATAAGTCCATTGGTCATCACTTACCCTCCTGTGCTGCGCGGGCAGCGTCGATAGCCACGGGGTCGAATAGTGCATGTACGGCGTCGAACTCAATCCAGTTGCCGCTCCTGTCTTCACAGCGACGGAGGTTGCTACGACTGTCCAGCGCGAACGAATAGCGCGGCAACTTGCACAGGCGCTTGCGCACAGCCTCGAATGCCGCATCCAGCGCATCCCCCTGCGATGCGGGCGAGGGCTGGGGCGCTGGCTGTGCCGTGGTGGATGGCGCGGCGGCGATCATGCGGACAAACCGCTCCAAGTCCTGCGCCGTCGCCTCCGCACCGCGAGCCGCCCTGTTCCGCATTTCTGCGATTGCCGCTTTTGCACGACAGGAGCTGTCCATGTTTTCGTGCGGGTGCGAACGCGTGCATCCCGCCACAGCGGCAGGCGCTGCCTGTGCTGGTGCTTGCCCATGGGATGCGCGCTCTACCAACTGCGCCTTGAGCGATTCAATCTCCAGCCGTGCTGCGGCGTAGCCCATGCGAAGTAGCTGCACGTCGATCCCGGCGTCGCCAAGGTCTTCGTAGGTCTTGAGCTTCTCGCGCAGGGTTTCGAGTTCGGCGTGTTGACTGCGCAGATAGGCTGCAATCAAGTGAGCATCCATAGAGTATCTTGTGAGGTTGCTGCATACGTTTGCAAGTCGCAGCGCCTCGGGTTGTTTGTCTGTCATGTCTCAATCCTCATAGGGCACTTTCCGTCCACGAATGCTGGCGGCTCCATGTGCGTCTGGTGGTCTGGGTGGCCGGGCTCGCGTCTGCGGCATTTGATGCACTCGCTGTGTCTCACGTTGTCCGGGAATAGCGCGGCTGCAATTGGCCCGGCTGCCGAAGCGCGGTTTGTGATTCGCCCGTCGCAGCGGGCTATGTCGTATGGGAGGGTCATGGCTTGACTCCTGTGGCTTTGGAGATGGCGGCGTTTGCTGCGCGTGCTGGCAACCCGATGTGCTCCTGATACCAGTTGCGCAGTTCTTTCAGTGCCTCCATCAAATCAGGCGCTGCCGCAATCAGGTGAGCATCACGGGACGAGCACACTGCAACCTTGTCAATGTTTTCTGGCCCGGTGCCAACGCACCAGTCGTCGTCATCCAATGCGTTAGGGTCTTTGCGCGCAAACCACGGCCCGGGTGTGTGTCCGGCGGTCACGACTCACCCCCCTTCACCTGATCCTCTGCAAGCGCATCCAGCGCGCCCGTGATCCTGCCTGCCAGCCCGTTCAAGCGTGCATCGCTGTCGTCGTCGCCGGGTATTTGCATCAGCGCATCAATCACCGGCAGGCACTCGCCCAACAAAGCACACAGCACCATGCGCTGGCCTTTGAGCTTTGCCACTTCCGCTTGTGCTGTAGGTGGGGCGGCTTCGGAATAACTGCCGCTGCCTTCGCATACAAAGCACTCTTGATCGGTCCCAATGTCAGGGTCGCGAACCATCCAACCAGTGCCGCCGCAATTGCCGCACGCCACCGGCCCCCCCGCACTTGCCGCGAGAGACGCCGCCCCATCCCTGAACCCCTGTGCCGCAGCGGTTGCCATGTCTGCGGCCTCGAAGCTGGCCTCTACCAGCCGCACTGCGCGGTGCGGATTGAATTCGGGCCACGCGGCATCCGCGTCTTTTGCCTCGAACTCTGCATCCTTTTGATCGGCGCACAGCGTCGCCATGCCGTCTTTGTCTACCATGTACCAGCGGCCTACCATGTCGAGGTTATTCTCGGGATGGTGTGCTGCCAGCGCAGCGGTGTTTTTGTCTGTCATGTTGTCTTTCTCGCTATTTTTATGATAGCTGTCAGCGCTTTACTGGTAAGCGTTGCAGCCTGCTTTGATTGGGTGCCTGGTGATGTTATTCCGCAGGTTTTGCGGAATACATTACGTTATGCGGCTACAGCGTCCTCAAATTTCACCAGCAGAAACCGGCCCTCCTGTGTGCATCCGGTTTCCTTCACCTTGTAGCGGGCTGCCGCGTGCTCATAAACCCCGTCGATCACGCCTTGCTTGATCACCGCACCAATCGGAAGCGGCGGCTGAATGTCATTCTCGGAAAACCACTTCTTTTCGGCCTCGCTATGCAGTCGCTCAACGATGCTGCTCATGCCGTCCAGTTCCTCAACGTCGCTCATGGTCAAGTCCCAATAAGCGTTCCGGTCCAACTCTTTGGCAAGCTGGTATCCGTCCATCGGGTGCTCGTAGTATTCGGCAATCGTTTCGGCATCGCCTTCGAGGTTTGCGGCTATCTTGGTTGCCGCTTCGAGGATCATTTCCTTGGTTACTTTCGGTCGTTCCATTTTTCTCTCCGTAGTCAAAAGCCGCATAACATTCCGGTCAAGGCGCGACCGTGCTAACGCACGTCGGCCTTACCTACAGCGTTATACGGTTGATTTGCCCATTGCGTGACGGCATCAATGCCCGCTTGCGCGACGACGTATGCCTGTGCTGTCGTCCAGCCGCGCCCGCTCCAGATTCCAGCGGCTTCAAGGATGGAATTGGCCTGCGCGATGGCGGCCTGTTGCTTCTTTGTCCACGGTGTCCCGCCTGCAATCGTGAGCTGATTGGCTTTGTGGATCGCCTCTGTCATCGCATGCACGGCCAGCGTCGCAGCGGCTACCCATCCGGCTGTGTCGGGGGTGACGTTGTAGGCGTAACGGCGCCCGCCGTGGCTGTAGGCGTGCACAAGGCGGAAGCTGCCCACGGGCATCAAGTCCTTGTCGTAGCTCCACTCGCTCAGGCTGTAGGCCGGGACGTACTTTCGGCCTACCTTGCGGTAGAGCGGTTCTGTTTCGGTGGTGGTCATGCTGTTGCTCCGCGTAACACCGCCCGCACGTCACCCGTGTGAAAGCTGCGCGTTTCCAGTAGGTCGCCAAGTGCAAGGGCGCCAGCGGCAAGGCTCCATGTGTTCAGGCGTGGCAACAGACGCTCGCAGGCATCCAGGCCGCTCAGGATGGCGCCGCGCTGGGCATCGAGGCAGCCGGGGCGCTCTACCACGTCGCCCAGAGCGTTGGCTGTGCCTGCCAGAATGCGGGCCTCGGGGGTGTTTTGCAGGCCGTGCAGGTTGGCAGCGTGGGCCACCACGTAAACGAGGCGCCCGCATTCGTGGGCAAGTAGCGCTGCGTCTCCACCCATGTAGGCTTGTATGCCAGCGCGTGTGCGCAGTGCGCGCAGCTCCGCTTCCACGCGCTTGCGCGCCACGGCCTGGGCAATGGGGTTTGTTACCATGAGGTCGTCGCGCTGAGCTGGCCTGCGGCGGTTGGCGTAGGCGCTTGTCTTTCTCATTGCCGCCCCCGGTAGCTCAGTTCGCTGGGCACATACCGCTCGCGCACAGACGCATTGCAGACGATGTGCGGCGGCGCCTTTGGCAGAGGGATTCGCGTGATCTTCGCTTGTGAGTAATCTGCTTTCGCTGTCTTGGAAATTGACAGCACAGCCTTTTGCTTTGCCGGGGAGCGGTTCTTTGGAATGACCGTCATGGC